AATATTGGGCCGTTGGTGGAGATATAAGTGGATCACTTTTCATCCGTCGTTGACACCTCACCGAAGCAGGTTACTACTGCTTTGAGGCGCGCAGTGCCGCTGAAGCCATAAAAGCTATCACGGAATATGTTTGTCTTGATTAAACGGAGAAATCGTTTTGCGTTTACTTAACGTGGCTGAACTTATCCCTGCTGGTGCTAACGTTGTTGCTCGCCGTCGTTCCTGGCAGCAACCATTGTGTGTTGAGTTGTTGAAACACAGCAATGGAACAATAGAGGCTCGGAATATTGTCACTGGTGATAAGGTTCACATTACCCCGGAAAGTACAGGCGCTGATGATTGGGAGTTTGTACATTGAGCAAAAAATATCATGTGAACCTGGCGTTTGCCGATGACGCCGGGAGGACGCGGAGCATTACGCTCAACACCGCCCGCAAGGTGGTAACAGCGCCTTTAATCCGGGAAGCCCTCAGGGAGCTGGAAATGGGGGAGAACTCGACCCTTTTGTCGGTTAGTTGGTTAGGGAAAATGTCAGAGAAGGAATACGTAGACGGAGTTACTCCAATGACAGCCATGAGGCTGCTTTCATTGCTGCAATGGGCTATCGTACCGGTATGCATCGTGTATTTTATCTACCAGGCAATGACACAATAACCGCTCAAAAACCCGCCGATTAGCGGGTTTTTTGTTTATCACATCTTTCGATCTTGTTCTCATACTAATAAAATATGTTAGAAAACTAATTTTGCAAAAACAATGGGAACTGCAATGAGTCAACAAACTGATACTTCTAATCTGGAAATCATCTCAGCCGCGATTGAAACGCTGCGGACACAGATCGCCCTTATTCAAAAGCGGAATCCGGGGGATGACCTGTCCAGACGGTTACATGAGAGCGTCATTGCCACGACTGATAACCTGGTCGCGGAGATCAACCAGCTACTTGAGGAAGGGACGGTTGATTACAACAAGCTGGTGGATCAGTTTGAGGAATATCAACAAGCTGTTAATGATGGCTTGCTCCGTTTTTCACGAGTCACAGGCGTATCAGCGACAGTTGAAAGTCTTGGCGATGCTGTTAATCAATTTGCCGCGAGTATGCGTAGTGAGATCGGCAATCTGGAAGCGCGTCTTGAACAGGCAAACACACTGCGCAAATCCGCAGAAGCCGATTTGAGTCGTTACAAAAAAGACTATCCAGCCAGCCTGTCAAAACGACTGGATGTTGCGGAGAAGGATAACCGTGCGCTGAAAAGAGAGCGTCGGGAACTAAAAGAGCGTTTAACAGAGCTGAATCAGCAGTGCATTAAGTATCAAGGCGAAGGTGTCACACTGCGTAAAAAGTTAGCAGCAGCGCAGAACATTATTGAAACGCTGAAACGAGAGTGTTCACAGCTTGGTCATGATCTGAACCGCGCTTGTGGTATGGGACAAAGGCCAGAGACATTCCCGCTCATGTATGACGGGGTGGATGCTATTGCCTATATCCATGAGTACCCGCATGGTCTGGTTGCGGAGACTGGTCAGCGTGGTGAAGCTCTGTTGACGGCTAATTACCATCAACAAATTAGAACCAACCGCCTGCTGACGATGGATGTGATCCCATCAGTATGGGGAACGCCGCTTTACTATCGCCTGCCCGGCTTCGAAACGGACTGGAATACCGATATAGACGAATGCCTGGCAGATAAAATTATGGCGTACCTGGAGACTGATTTCCCGCGCCTGCATCGCCGGATTATGGACTCTAAGGATGCGCCGATCGATGAATTGAAAATGCGCCCAGAGACGTTGGAAGCTATCAAACAGACTGCGTTTGATACCGTATTCAGCGTGGCCTGTATCCCAAGTAGTTTTCATGAAAGCATCCCCTTTATGCAGGGCGACCGTCGTCAAGAAATTATTGATGCCTGCCGGGTGTGGGCTAACGAATGGGACAAGAAGAATGGGGGCGTAGAAGATCTTTATGGGAAATAATATGTTAGAAATCTAATTTCATTAAAAGAACATATTGATTGTGAGAGTAACTTAACTTAGAATTTTCCTTGCTGGTGGAGCGTTGCCACATTTCGCTTGCTGGGCTTGATAGTCACTTATTGGTTGTTGTTCGCCCACCAGCAAATAACAAATTAAAGTGTTAGAAAATTACATGCATACAGGGACTCGCTTTGGCACCGAGCAAGCCAAAGTTCAGCAGGTTTAGTGCGTAAAGTGGTTTCAGAGAGAGCACTTTACGGAGTAAACAACAAGACATGTTGAGCCACGGAAGGTCTTTTTAAGATGTTCATTGATGATGGTCCGGCAGAGAGTAACGGGACTCGCCGCATCGAATCATCATCAATGCACATCCTCAACATTAAGGAGGCATAGGGATTTTTTTGTGGCGATTACCTTTTGCCCTAAGTCTCCTTAATGTTGCGGTAATGCACCTATGCGGATGCGGCCTTGCATTGTGTCTTGAAAGAATGGGGTAAGGCCGGGGATATCCCCAGGGGGAGGCACCCCCGCTGCAACGAACAGCCACAGACGGCAGTCGAGTGATGGAAACGTGCAAAGACTTTAAACCTCGTTACGGCTGGCGTGGCAAACGCGACAACCGAGACAGAGCGGTGACGGGCGGAGAGAGTGCCGCATCAAGAAAGAAGCCGACTTGTGATCCCTTTCTGCGGGCATTTGAAAGTGAATCCAGCTCAGGCAGTCGGCTTCTTTCTTGTGTGAGATGTAGCGTATTTGCCCATCTTCGGGTGGGCTTTTTTAGGGTTTTCGTCATGGTTAGCGACTTTGCGGCGGTTTAGAACCCGACCATTAAAGTAAATGCAAACGATGATCTGATGATGGTAGCGGCCTAAGAAGCCTGACGCCACGGGGTATGAGTCGTCCCCCGTCAAAAAATCGACCGCAGAGTGTCCCCGTCTGTGTATTAGGGAACGGGGAGGCATAACAGGCAAGGGCGCTGGTGTGATTAACCAGATGAATGAGAAGGGTCAGGTCTTTCTGGTCAGCGCCCTTACCTGTTACGTCCCTCCCGCGTAACAGCCATTGATTAATGGCTTTCTGGGATAACATCCTACTACGGGTATATCCCGTCATGCTGAAGGCGCTAATCACGCTGGAAGCCAGGGTTGTGCATCCCCTGTTACCGAATTGCAGCCAGGGCGCGGTGCGCCGAAAAGCATACGGAGGTGGAAGCCCTCGCCGGAGACGTACCCGGCAAGTGATGGTGTAGCTCAGCGGTTAGAGCGGTTGACTGTTAATCAACGGGTCGATGGTTCAAATCCATCCACCATCGCCAATGCCGGTTTAGCTCAGTTGGTAGAGCGCCTGCCTTGTAAGCAGGATGTCAGCGGTTCGAGTCCGTTAATCGGCACCAGCACAACAGGTAAGGGTATTTTGCGACGTCGGAGATCGCCGAGCTTGGCAGAGGGTTCGAATCCCTACGAAGTACCCTTACCGTTGTGATGAATGCGCAGGCTGATGCGCGAAAGACATTGCAGCTATTGCGGAAAAGAGCTGTTCGGCGGGGCAATTAAACGCCCGTGAGAGTCTGAAATAACCGCAAGCCGGAGATCAGCACCGGTCATCACAACACAACAGGTAAGGGCATTCTCCCTTATGGGGCTTGGCTTAAATGCATCGAGTGCTCTTACCGTTGTGATGAAGTGCAGCTCTTTGAAGCAACCAGAAGATAAGCATCTGGCTTCACAACATAAACCGCAGGAACGACCAATAAACGGTAGTCCGTATGGAGAACACCCCGTTGAGGAAGAGGCCTGGCCGGAACCGTAACCGGCACTATAACGTTGAGAACACTGGCGTAACGGGTTCATATCCCAATCTACAGGTCCACCAGGAATGCTCTTTCCGTTGCGGTGAATGCGGCTAAGCGCACGCGGAACAGTTAAAACAATCCTCCTTAATGGTTAAACATTCCGACGTTAATTGTTAACTGGTTAACGTCACCGGGAGGCACTCGGCACCGCAATCTAATAAATATGTCACTTTTATTGAGGGATAACCAATGTTCGGTAAATTGTTCGGCAAGAAAGTCGCTTCTGCAAAAGTAGAGCTGAAAAAAGTTGAGAATCGCGATCTGATGGAGGCCATCATCGGTGGCTGTTTGTTGGTGTCTGCCGCTGATGGTGAAATCGAAAAAGAAGAAACAGCGAAACTTGATCAGCTTGTCCGCTCTAATCCGCGTCTTAGTCATTTTGGTAACGAAATTACTGCAACAATTACCCGCTTTACCGAGCAACTGGAAGCTGGCTTCCGTGTTGGTCGCATGAATATCCTTCGCGAAATTGAAGATATCAAAAACGATCCAAAAGAAGCGGAAGAAGTATTCGTTAACATGCTGACAATTGCAGAAGCGGACGGTGAAATCGAGCCAGCAGAACACAAAGTACTGGAAGAAGTAGGCCGTCGTTTAGGTCTTCGTGTGGAAGATTATCTGTAATGGCAAGCAAGGCACGTATCGCAATCGCCATTGGTTTTCTCTTGCTGTCCGTGCTGGTGGATTTCACCAGCACAATCCTGTCAGTTTTATCGGACGGGGCGTTGGTGGCAGTAGCTGTAACATTGGTATGGCCGATATTAAAAACAGCTTCTAAGGATCAGTGATGGGCTTCTGGGATTTTGCTGACAAGCATCCAATTGTTCTCGTTGTCATTGCTGGCATAGTTGTAGGCGGTATTGCTGGCGTCATAGAAGCACTCAGGAAACAGTAATCCGGCCCTTTAGCTCAGTGGTTAGAGCTGGCGACTCATAATCGCACGGTCACCGGTTCAAGTCCGGTAGGGGCCACCATATTTGGTTGTAACACGGCGTCTGGCACATGCGTCGTTAGCGGTCTGGTGACGTTAAAAGGGGGGAACCTTGCCCCTAGCTCAGGCAACGAACCAGGTAGCCGGAATGTGCAAGCCACCGTTTGTTGTTTCTCGGGTAAAGGGATTCACCATCCTGGCGATTCGGTGTGACAGCCGGGAAGAGTACGGCGCACAACAGGAAAAGGCGTTTAATTAACGTGAGCGCCGTTTCCGTTGTGGTAATTGCGGCTATGCGCTCGTGACGAAGCCATTTTCATTCACTACGTTCTGATAAGTGACGTCGCCAGGAGTGGCTAACCTGGCAGGTGGAGGCACCACCGCCACAACTCCTTTCAATTCATCATATAGCCGCTCAGGCTGTAACCCTTAATTAATACGAAGTTTCGACATCTCTATCGGTTTAACCGAGGGATGGTCGCGCGTGTAAAAAGGAGACGTTATGTTAACGGCGAACGATAACGCGTATGCAGAAGCAGATCTCATATTCAGTGACTTCATCGGTCAGCGGGAACGCTGGACACAAAAGCGAGAGGAACTTTATGCCTCGTTAGTTCGCAAAGGTGTCAACATTGAAACCGCTCAAAGCGGCGATATGACGGTAGTCAGTGTTGGATTACATGGTGTGAGCGTGTCCGCAGCCAATCATGAGCCATACGTAGCGTTATCCGAGTCGATGGCAAGGCTAATTAAGTTTCTGAAGCAAACAGAAGCCAATAATGTTTTCATCGCCAAAAAGAACATCAATTTTTCTGCCGCCATGTTCTGGATGATGAAGGGGCTGGATGCCCGCCGGGCATCATGGCCTAAAGGGAGCTATTTATCGATGTTCCGTGGCAGCATTGGCAGCAAAGAAAAGCTCTTCGAATTCTTGCCGGAAGAGGCATTCGATATTGTGGAAGGGTGCGATGTGATGGTTATGCCTCGCCTGGTAATGATGAATGGGGATTTACAGGCGCAGACAGACTGGTTCGCAACTGGCGTGGATATTATCGCAACTGACTGGGAGGCATTCTGATGTACGAGACAACAAAATTAAGCATTCACGAAGTCTCCAACGTGGAGTGGAATATCGTCACCTGTAAGATTGTATCGTGTAATGCTGCGCGTACTGATGCAGGCCATAAGAGCACGATAACAGGCTACATGGTAATGGCTTATAGGGGATTGAGAGTTCGCTTTATCTGGAAAGCTCGGCAATTGACACCATTCAGAGAGCCGTCAATGCCATTAGAGGTAGAACAGGATTATTTAAGCCTGCCGGAAATAGACGGTGCAACGCTGGTGGATTCTGATGGTCGTAAGGCTGATTTTGAAGTCAGCTTAAAGGTGGCGCAGGCCGTAATTAATAACTCACGTGGTAAGTGGATCGCTAAGGTAAAACACGTCGTTCGCTTATCTCGCTGGTAGTGTTAGATGAATGGAATTAATTTTCTAATATAACCAACTTTTTGCCAGTCTATACAGAAATAACATTCTCATTATCATCCCCTCGGTCATTTCCTGCCCGGGGGATTAATGGAGCATATCAGCAGCGCAGAAATTGCGGATATCATGATTAGGGCTGACTGCTATCTGACAGTCACCGAAATTACCACTCTAGCTAAAGAAAAATATCCTCACCTTCATGTTTCACGCGTAAGTGTAACCAACATCATTCGGCATTTTGTGCGGTCAAGCCGAGCTATTTGTGAGCTTGATGATCGTGTTTACCCACGGAAATACTGGTTGCATGGCCTGAACGGATATCAGTTCAAGGTGCGCGGGCGCACCCCTGAATACGGCAGTTTGCTGGTTAAAAACTGTAGCCGGAAGTCTGCAGAACTGGCGCGACAAGAGCAGCGCAAGCTGGTGGACATGGCTAATAAGCTGTGGAATGCCGCAGTTAAAAAGCGTGGTGTTGCTTTATGAGCCTTGTTAATTGGGAAGAGCACCGCGCCAAATTTATAGCGTTGCGTGAAGAAAAAGGGATCACCGTAAAGGAATACTGCGAGCAACACGACCTTAGCTTCAATACCGCCAGAAAGCATCTCAATATGAAAAAAAATGAGGTGCGGTCGCAGGTGAAGACTACAAAAAAAAGCACCAAATCACCTGAAAAAAAACGGGCAGGAAGAGCAAAAAAAAGGCCAGAAGAGGGTACAGAAACAACAAAATTTACAGAAACTGACAATTCACAGAGCGGAAGTTCTTTCCGGAGCATGCCGAGAAAGAAAACTTCGGATCATAAAAATAACGACAATAATAACAATGAGATAAAAGAATCTGTCAGGAGATCATTGCGCGAAAAAATGGCGAAAATGATCCCCACCGAAGATAAATGCGCCTCAAAAATCGAGGGATCTTCAGCAATGATCCCTGGCGGTGCTGTGCAGCGTGCCACGTTGCCCACTACGAGTGTGGCTCGCGACATGATGAAGAACGGCGCAGAAGAGCACCTGCGGTTAGCAATTCAAATGGCGCAAGAACGCGCACTTCAGTACCAAAGCATTGTTGATCAGGAGGCCGAACGCCTACAGGCGGAGATAGACGCCCTGGGTGATGAACAGCCAGAAGGAATGCACCCTGGGCAGCGACTTCTCGGTCTAATCAGTGACGCGGCCTACTACATGAACGATTTTATCAGTAGGTTGGCAGCGATATATCAGTCCGAACAAAAGCTGCGACAGGGTGATGAAAAACTTCGTCAGGGTGCTCGCCAGCAAGCATTCAGAGAGGCCGAGGCCAGAGAAAAACTCGAATTAGCACGCCTACAGGCCGAACAGCGTGGCAAAGAGATTGAATATCGCATTGGCGCTGACGCACGCGCAGCCAGAGTTATCGCCGCCGCTATACGTATGCGTGAGCGCGAGGAGCTGGACGATATCGGTGTTGCTGAATACATCGAGCGTCAGGGTGTCAGTGTCCCGGCTATCCTCGCGGCGCGCGCGGCGAAAGCTATCACTCTTCTCGAACCTCCAGTTTCTGACATCAATGATGTTGATGATGAACAGCTGGACAAAGAAGCGAAGGAGTTTGCATCGCTTCAGGCTAACCATCCGCAATGGCTGGCAGAGCGCCGGGCGGATGTGGCAACCATTGTTGAAGATCTGGGGTGCGGAGATTACGACCACAATGGCGAGCGTAAGGCTGGGGAATTCGAGGCCAACGATGAAGAGTTGGACATTGACCCTTCGGCAACGGCTGAAATTTACGGTGATTATGATGCATCAGATGCAGGGTATGACGCCGGAGATGATGATATTGCGATAGAACCGCCGGAGGATGACTAATGGCTGGTGGGCGCAAGATTAAATGCGTCACCAGCGATCCACGCTGGCGCGATATGGTAATCAAATACCGCTACAACTTTACCCAGGCTGTTGTTGATATATTCGGGATGTTTCCCTCCCACCAGCAGCAGGAGATTATCCAGTCCGTACAGCAAAAAGGGAGCAGAACCACTGTTACCTCTGGTCACGGTACAGGGAAATCGTCGCTAACGGCTATGTTGTTGCTGATTTATTTGATTCTGTTCCCCGATGCCCGTGTCATCATTGTTGCTAACAAAATAGGTCAGGTTAAGACAGGTGTATTCAAATACGTTAAACAGTATTGGGCGAATGCCGTTAAGCGTCATGGGTGGTTACAGACCTATTTTGTCCTGTCTGACACCATGTTTTATGAACGCTCTCGAAAGGGGATCTGGGAAGTTCTCTGCAAAGGCTATCGACTCGGTAACGAAGAAGCTCTGGCGGGGGAGCACGCGGCACATTTGCTTCTAATTCTGGATGAAGCATCAGGTATATCTGATAAAGCGATCGGCGTAATGACTGGCGCTCTGACTGAAGAAGATAACCGAATGTTGATGCTATCCCAGCCAACAAGGCCAAGTGGTTATTTCTACGATTCGCACCATTCTCAAGCTAAAACCCCAGACAACCCGAAAGGGATCTGGACAGCAATTGTTCTTAACTCAGAAGAATCACCGTTCGTCACACCACAATTCATCAGGCAGAAACTCCTGGAATATGGCGGGCGCGATTCTATTGAGTACATGGTCAAGGTTCTTGGTCAGTTTCCTCGGGAGATTAACGGCTATTTGCTTGGTCGTGATGAATGCGATCGCGCTGCGCGGCGCAAGGTGTTGTTGGAGAAAAACTGGGGATGGGTGGCTACTGCTGACGTTGGTAACGGGCGAGACAAGTCAGTTCTTAATATCTGTAAAGTGTCTGGTCACCGGGAAAAGCGGCGTGTTGTTAACTTTAAGGTAATGGAAATGCCAGGGACTATGGACCCGCTGGCTTTTGCTGACTTTATATACAACGAATGCACGCCGGATAAATACCCGAATATTACAATCGCGGTTGACGCAGACGGTTTTGGTTCAGATACCTGTGCGCAGCTGGTGCGCCGTGGGGCTAATCCGGTACGGATTCGGTGGGGGAAACCCATGTTTTCGAACAAAGACAAGGAGCGTTTTGTTAACCAGCGTGCCTACGCAAATATTATGGCTCGTGATGCCATAAAGTCAGGTCGTATGCGAATAGACAGCGACCCTAAAACGGCAGAGCAAGCGTCAAAAATCCCCTTTTTACTTAATGAAGAAGGGAAGATGGCGATGATGCGCAAGGAGCACATGCGGCAAAAGCTGAACATCAAATCACCTGACCGATGGGATACCTACTGCTTTACAATGCTGGTGGACTATGTTCCTGCTAATGAAGATATCGGCGCTGAAATGGCTACCTTCCGCGATCAGGTTCTTGCAGATGTAGAAATGCCAGATCTGGATATTTGACATCCTCCACGCCCTGAAGGACGGGGTTTTACGGCGCACCGGATAAAGCCCCGGCAATGCGGGGCTTGTGATTACCAGAGTTTAGCGGCGTGCTGTGTTTGGGAGAAAGTGAACCCGTAACGTTCTTCTATGGTTTTACCGTATCTTTTCCGCGCGTCTGTCAGTTTTATGCCTGTCAGGTCATCTCCGGATGTCATCATTACGTCTAACAAATCCAGATCCATTTTATTCAGTCTCGCCATCGCTTCGCGTGCTGTCTGTATTTTACGCTCAATGATATGGCGAATAGCCGGATCGGCTTCCTCAAGCATTTTGGCTGATTTGTTCTTTAAGCTCTCATTGCGGATGTCGATGTTTCGCAAGATGTATGACTTCGCAACATAGCTTGGTTGGTGTTTCTCCAGATCGCGAACGCGATAGAGACTAAAGTCACCAAGCAGGCCGCAAGGTATCGACTCAACCCCAGAATAAATAGTAATGCTGCGACGTTCGCCGACATTATTAACAACGGGCACTGTGGTGTTCGGAAGTTTTGCGAACACTAAGGCTCCGTGTGCGCCTACCCTGAATCGTGACAGAGCATTGCTGCCTTCAATGTTTGTTGTAAGCACTACATCTGTGTATCCATCTTTGCGCGCCCGGTAAACTTCCCCTTCAGGTTCTGATGCGAAAAAACGGCGCTCTTCTTCAAGTGCACCAACAATCTGCGAAAATATCTTGTTTTTCAGGCTTTTCTTTATAATTGCATCATATTTTTTGAGCAGATTTTCGCGCGTAAATGAGCGGGTGGTGGTCGCGCTTTGCACAACAATATGCGTGCTTTGATTTGTGTCCTCGATAATGAATGGGATCGGAGAATATACAGACTCAACAATGTTAGACGCTTTGCCGTCAGCGTTACGGCACAAGTCAACAAAGGCTTTCCATTCTGTGAGGCACTTTTCAGCTTCTTCTAGCACATTCTGATCATGTGTTAGTGCAACATGGCGGAATTCCTCGCCGGAATAACTGGTATCATGGAAAACAGAGTTTGCGACCACCAGCTCTTTCCACCGTTCAGCGGTTTGCAGGAACCGTTTGTACTCTTTCTCGATCGACTTCTTACTCATTATTCCTACTCGATTTAGTTTTCTAACATAAAATTACTATGACAAATCTATGCCGAATAACAGGGTGAGTAAAGGATCAAGATGCATTTTTTTATCATCAAATTTAGAAAATTCTGCTTAAAAACTGCCAGGCATAACTTAAAGCCCACACCAGCAATGCATTGCCCATCTGCGCGGAAAGGAAAAAAATTCCTAAATTTCTAACTTTAGATAATTGGCATTATTTAAAGTTAGGCTATAATTATGGGTAGATGATCAGTATTGACATCACTGAAAATACGTGCCTCGAATCAAAGGCTTGAATCTTGAAAATTAACTTATAGCTACCCTGTCATTTTTATATTTTTCGCGTAGCGTCATCTGTATATAGAGGTTAAATAGTTTCATGAGTGAATTAATTATCTCTGGCAGCTCCGGTGGTTTTCTGCGCAACATTGGCAAAGAGTACCAGGAGGCCGCAGAAAACTTTATGCGGTTCATGAATGACCAGGGGGCTTACGCGCCGAATACTTTGCGCGATCTCCGGTTAGTGTTTCACTCCTGGGCGAGATGGTGTCACGCTCGCCAGCTCGCCTGGTTCCCGATCTCACCAGAGATGGCCCGCGAGTATTTTCTTCAGCTGCATGATGCTGATCTGGCTTCGACCACCATTGATAAGCACTACGCCATGCTTAACATGCTGCTTTCGCATTGTGGCCTTCCGCCACTTTCGGATGATAAAAGTGTTTCTCTGGCTATGCGGCGCATCCGGCGTGAAGCGGCAACTGAAAAAGGCGAACGAACAGGCCAGGCTATACCGCTGCGGTGGGACGATCTGAAACTGCTCGACGTCCTGTTGTCCAGGTCAGAACGGCTGGTGGACCTGCGCAACCGGGCTTTTCTCTTTGTTGCATACAATACGCTGATGCGTATGTCGGAAATCTCGCGTATTCGTGTAGGAGATCTGGATCAAACAGGTGACACTGTCACGCTACATATTTCACACACGAAGACAATAACGACCGCCGCCGGGATTGATAAGGTGCTTTCCCGTCGCACTACCGCTGTGCTGAATGACTGGCTGGATGTTTCCGGGCTTCGCGAACATCCTGACGCAGTGTTGTTCCCGCCGATACACCGTAGCAATAAGGCCAGGATCACGACAACGCCCCTTACTGCACCTGCAATGGAGAAAATATTCAGCGACGCCTGGGTGTTGCTGAATAAAAGAGATGCTACGCCAAACAAAGGAAGATACCGGACGTGGACCGGGCATAGTGCACGCGTCGGGGCCGCTATTGATATGGCTGAAAAGCAGGTGTCTATGGTGGAGATCATGCAGGAAGGAACCTGGAAGAAACCGGAAACACTTATGCGGTATCTTCGCCGTGGCGGCGTGTCTGTGGGGGCTAATAGCCGCCTGATGGATTCGTAAATTAAAATTCTAACACATCTTTTTAGATTAACGCCTTTGCTGTAAAGTACCCTCGCCTATTTAGGAGGGTGCTTTGCAGAGTCAAATCACGGAATCAAGACGCTTCAAGGTGGATGGTTACACCGTAACCTTCGCCGCTGGTGTTAAGAACAGTCATGCTGTCGTTGTGTTCGGCATCATGACCGGGCTTGAGGCCGTCCCTGTGTTTACCCTCGAAAAAAACTGGCGAAATCTGGAGGAAGCAGAAAGCTACGTCCGGAAAGTAACCATCATTGCCGCCGAAAAACTCCTGGCCCACTATCAGGAAAATTATCGCACTATGGTCGAGAAGATTAATCTCGCTTTCACTCGCCCCACTACCGGCTTTATTGCACCGGATACTAATGCCGGTCGATATCCTGCAAGGGGGCGTCGGTGAAAACTTATTACCCATCTCTGAATTGTTACCCGTCTTCCTATCCAGAATTATCCGGGAAGCTGTTAGCTCTATTAGCTAAAGCACCTACGGAATGGTTTAAGCCAGTCGTTATCAATCCACACTTCCTGGGTTACGGATCTGTTCGCACTCGTAACGAACTCAAAAACCTACTGGCGCATGGATTCATTCGACACCGTGCCGGGAAAGGCTATCAGTTAGCGATTGCGCCAGAAGAGGCCGTGCGGCTATTCGCATATCGTGACAGCCAGACAAAAGCTCGGGTAATAGCTCAAATACTTCATAACGGCAGCACCTATGCCCGCCAGTTTGGCGGCGACACGTCGCAGTTCTTGCGGGCGGTGCGATCGCTGGAGGAGCAAGGAGTTATTGAAAGTTCCTGTCTTCCTGTTCCTACCGTTCCACATATCAAACGTCGGGTTTACACCTTCACGCAGAGAGCTAAAAAACAATGATTTACGTAAAAGTGAAACGCCTACATCCGGCAGCAAAACTTCCAGCTTATGCCACCTCCGGATCGGCGGCGATGGATTTTGAGGCTGTTGAAATAAAACCATGCGTCGATAGCAATGGTGCAATTTCCTCAAGCTGGTGGGTGTATACCGGACTGGCTATGGAGATCCCGCCCGGCTGGTGTCTGAAACTCTATCCGCGATCAGGATTGGGCTGCAAAAAACATACTCGCCTGGCTAACTGCGTAGGAATTATCGACTCCGATTATCGCGGCGAAATCATGGCAAAACTGATTACTGATCCAGGCGGGGAAGGCGTTTGTCTCAAGCCTGGAATGGCTGTCATGCAAGGAATTTTTGAGCGTGTTGAACAAGTCTCACTAGTCGAGGTTGAGGAACTCAACGAAACGGAGCGTGGTGCTGGTGGCTTTGGTAGCACATCGGAAGGCCACTTTGAAATTAAGCGTTCACCGCTTCAGTACGAAAAGTTATAAGCAGAGAAAAGACTATGAATAACATGGCAACGAAAGAGCTTTTTAAGTTCCGTCCCAAATACAAAGCTCACAAAAAAAATGGAACCACGGTCATCATTACGGATGACAACGGCGTGATGATTAATCTTACCGGGAGCGTAACTATTTCTGCTGGTGGCATCACCACCCAGCAAGAAGAAATCGACCTTGAAGCAGCCGACTTTTCAGACGCGCTGATGTGGCTGAAGGAAGGCAAGAAAGTTGCTCGACGCGGGTGGAACGGCGAAAACCAATTCTGCTGGCTGGTTCCTGAAGGACAGTACCCGGCACGAATGGAAGCCATTAAGGGATATTTCCCCGGCGACCTCGTTCCGTATGGTGCTTATTTCGCCTTAAAAAATGCACAAGGTGTAGTTGTTCCGTGGGTGCCTTCAGTTGGCGACCTGCTGGCCTGTGACTGGTTTGTTGTGGAGTGATTTGACATGGAAAGCACTAAAACAATTCAATACCGCTTGCGTAATGGCCTGCTGGTGGCTGTTAACGCCGACATGTCACTGCCGTTTGACACGATTGAACGCACTATCATGACGTATCTCGGCTTTAATGAAGAGCTGAATGAAGAGCATGGCGTAGCTATATGGAGTGATGCAGACAGCGGCGTTCGTCGTTACATCACCGCCAGGGGCAAAGACTACTCTCTGGAAGAACTGTTTGCCCTTGCGCAGTCTTTCGAATGTGTAGCATTAGACCTGTTTAATGATCCTGCTATAGCGCAACGACTTATACGCGAGCTTGGGCTATCCGTTACACCAATTATATTTAAAAATGGCAGCCTGACTGGCACATGGCGCGTAGAACGCATCTCAAACTACCTTCCATATAACCGACAGTTAAATGGAGTAATCTCCGGCGTTAACCAGCCCGTAGCGTGTGAAAATGTAAACCTGGTTGTCGCTGTTTTGGCAACCGCATGTCGTGTTATCGGTTTGGCTAAACAGGCATTTATTCATTTCCCAAATGGTGCAGAAGGTAGCGCAGAGATTATCGCGTGTGATTTCGAATTTACCTGGATGCTACGCGAATATCTGGACCAAACAGTATTCCGTGCCGAAGAACTGGATATGTATATCACGTCAACGATTCCAGACGATGTGCGAGCTGAAGCAATCGCTACAGCCAGGGCGAAATGCCGTGCGGCGATTGCAGAACAGGCCAAAGAAGAAGTTAAGGAAGTGGCAGATGGCGACTAAGAGCAATATTTATAAAGATCCGCGCTGGCTGTCGCTGGTGGAGAAATATAAAGACAATTGGGTACTGGCAGCAAAAGAATTGTTTGATATTGATTTAAGCCACCAGCAACAACAAATTGTTGAAGCTATACAGCCCAATAATGCAAAAGCTACTGTCACCACTCCGTATGGGATCGGACGACCGCAAGTGCTTGCTGTTATTAGTACCCTTTATACGATTATGTATCCTGATTCCCGGACAGTAATTGTTTATCCAAAATCAAATGTTTGCAAAAGAGGAATTGTTGCATATGTGTGGCAATGTTGGGAGGCATTGCTGAAAAAACAACCTTTTATCATTGAGTATTTTAAGGTCGGTGATAGCGGTCTGATGTTCAATGAATTTTGGGGAATGTGCTTTTGTAACTTCCGCCTTAACTATGAAGATAGCATTGCAGGTCACTACGCCGACCATCTTTTATTCATTATTGTGGATTCCGCACATATCAGCGATCGGGCATACAGCATTGTGTGGGCAAGCATGACTAGTGGTGATTCACGCATATTGCTCACTTCAATTCCGTCACCAGAGGAAATAGGCTTTTTTTATGATTCACATCATGGACGTGCTTTAGCTGAAGATAATCCGAGTGGTGTATATAAAGCCATTAAGCTGAGTGCGGAGGATTCACCATTTATTACCCAAGAATATCTTGATCATTTTGCCGAAAGGTATGGCGGGCGAAATAGTGATGACTATCGTCGTATGATTCTTGGTGAGTTCCCTGGTATTAGGGAGGCTGTTCTTGAATCAGATATGCCGAAGACAATGCGCTTTTCGATGCCTGATGGTAGTGAATGGACAATACCATTACGAGTGATAGCCCGGCATCATGCGCAGCACCACGCCAAAAAACATGGCGTCACGACATTAGAATGGTTGAAATCGCACACCATTCCACTCTTCACTGCAGATCACAATGCTATCGTTGAGTGGGCAAAAACAATTCCGTGGGAGAATGTCGCTGAATACGCCCACATGCTAAAACCGCCGAAAGACAGGCAAGAAATTAGCTGGCTGACAGCAGAAAAAATCATTGAGTGATAGTAAGAAGCCCGCCTGGTTGAGCGGGCTTCTTTTCAAATATTGGAACCATATAGTTCACGTAGTTTTTTCGCTACTGAAGATACGGGGATTTCACCAGTTGCAGCCCCCACTGCAAGCTCCACCAGCACGGGATCATCATATACCTGTATACCGTTACGGCGTAGAAATAGCAGCGCACTGTTTAGCGCGGTACGCTTATTGGCATCATTGAATATATGCCCTCTCGCCGTAGCCACCAGGTAGGTGGCGGAGACTTCGAAAAGGTCGGTGATCTCTTCGTAGGCAACTCTGGCCTGAACTCTCCCGATAATGGCCTCTGCCCTACCCGGATCTGACATTCCCGGCAGGCCGCCGTAGCGGCTTATATTCGCATCATGAAGCGCAATAAGTTCTTCCGGTGATATATGCCTCATTATCGGTTAACCAGTTCCTTGTTGGTGGAGTCCAGGGTGTCAAACAGGGATGCAAATTCGGCATCCAGCGCCGCTTTTTTGTAGGCTTCAAAAGTAGCCTTGCTGACAATTACTGCTGGCTCACGGCCTCTGCGGGTGATTTCAACCTCTTCCCCGGCTTCAACATTGTTGAGCACTTCAGAAAGGTTGCCACGCGCGGTACGGAAGTTAATGGATTGCATAAACACCTCGTGTACTCGTTATGTGTACACAATTATAAACTTCACAGGCATAAAGCACCAGCACTTTGCAGCTTAAATAACCGGACAATCATCAAATTCCCCACTTCGGGCATCATTGATGACATGAGTGATCACACCAAAAACAGCATTACTGCCCGTGTATCCATCGTCATCTACTGGTAACGCCTCTTTCTTCCCGGTGCTTAAGTCCTCCAGGTGCTGGCGCGGATACTTCCTGTATCTCTTTATGCGATATTCACCCTCCATAGCGCACACAAGCAGAGAACCATCAACCGGAGTAAGCGAGGAATCAACCACCAGCAAAGCACCCTGCAATATTCCCTCACGGTGATGGCTATCAGCTGCCCGCATGAAGTAGGTCGCTGAAGGATGTCTAATTATCTGCTGATCAAGAGAAATTCGGCTTTCAACATAATCCGCCGCAGGAGAAGGGAAGCCCATAGCGTTTTACCTCAATGATACTGTTTATTCATACAGTATACATTGAAAAGGCATAGTTTGTGAAAGCGGGGTTTGTAGGCGCGCCACGCTGGGGGCTAATCACATTTCTCCCCCATCTTGCCGTTATTTTTTTGGTGCATCCTCGTTCTGATACACCGGATCGCTCCCTTTTGGCAACTGGAGGCTTAACTGCCGGTAGTGCCGTAGCCGTTCCATGAAATAGGCGCGCAGGTTTTCCGGTTGCTCACGGGCCACCTGCTCTGCAATCACAGGTATATTCAGCCGTTCTTTGTAAGCAACGCCGCTGGCGGCAAGGTCTACGTTCACCTTGTCTCGCTCTTCCTGGCTTTTAGCTGCTATATTTCGATCTGACACAAGAAACCTCCAGGAGTTAGTGGATCAGGCACATGCACAATAACGTTCTCAATGTTAGCCGTTCAATTCAGACAATCAGAGACTGCACCAGTGTGGTGGCATCAATCCCATTGCGAAACAGCATAGACGAACTGCAAATTCGTGTATTGAATCCGAATCAGGCTAATAAGCAATTGCGCTTTATTTTGACGCTGAAAAGTGAAACAGAGGGGATAAAGCACAGCGTAAAAGTGTTTTCTGAGGCCATTCTGCTTAATGGGAAGCTCCGGCATCTGGTAAGGCCAGAACGTCAATATCCTGACGTCCTGGCGCGTGAAAAAGACCTTCTTTCTGAAGTTCAGGATAGGGTGATCGATTTCGTCAAATGCTATCCCCTGCATTGAGGGCAGGTGTTCCCTTCCGCAAAGTAGGGAAAATTGCTATCAAGTTCATCACACCATCTGCGATGGTCGTAGCACCAAAACGCCTCCCACGGTGCACGGAAATACTTCATCCACCAGGACACTCGATCAGGTATATCTGCTGGTGGCAGTTCTTCTGGCAATAATTTGCCTGATAATTCCCTTTCCGCCCGCGACAGCATTTTTTTGAGGCTCGCGTTCTCTTTTTCAAGCTCATCTACGCGCACCTGTAATTCAGCTTTCGTTGGCATGGTCCACCTCATGCTTTTCAGCCACCAGCGGCAATAAAGCCCTGGCCATCTTATGAACCAATAGTGCATCAATAATGCCAAGCGTATGCCCCGGCTTAATGTTTAATGCCGCCTCAAGGCGACACCTTTCCAGACCACTTTTCTCGGCTTGTTTATGATGATCTGGTGTAATAACGTCGCCCAAAACACGGCTAATTCTTTCTCGTAATTGCTGGGTGCCAGCACACTTGATCGCTGTATCGTGGAGACGGTTAACCAGTTCGCGATAAACATGCGGCTTAATGCGGATACGTTCACCGGTGACGCCCTTTCCTGGCGCTGGCACCGAACTATCCGGAATATCCGGATAGTTGCCTGCCAGTCTACGCAACACAGCCTTAACGGCCTCAATACGGTCATCATCGCAACTTTCCGCCGTATCTATGCGGTCGAGCATGATGATGGCGTTATCAATATCAGGATTGCCGGTCCACTCATTACCGCGATTGGATTCGGCAGCCTGGTTACCAGATGCGGGTTGATTGTCGGCCTTACCCAGCCTGTCGTCGCTGCATGAATGCCCTTCCAGCCAGGCCAATGCTTGTCGCATGAAATACGCAATATGTTTGCCGTGGTAATCGTCTTCATCGATGTGAAAAGCGATACTGCGGATGTATTCAATTGCGTTTTCGATGGCCTCTAACGCTATCGGCGCTGGCGGAGTGGTATATAATTTTCGACATTTGTATATCCAACCGGCATGGTCAGGCGTGTCTGTAAAGCGCAAATCGTCTTCGTAGCACTCACGACTTCGTTCTTTCCATTCCGTCCACGGAACACCGCTATTCCAAGTGGGGCGAGTGCAGGACTGATACAGAACAGGCTCTGCTTCCAGCGATGCCAGAGCAATTCGTGCCAGTTCTTCCGCTTCTTCTGCTGGCAGTACAACGTTGCTACCAGGTCCGTATGTTTCGCGCCACTGTTTGATTGTCAGCAGTCGCTCTTTGGTTATAGTGGTCATTTATTAATCCTCAAAACTTTATGCCCGGGTGCAAAAGCACGCGTTTTGTCTTTGCTTATTCGCCAGCCATCCTTACGCGCCTCTTTTGCACAGCCAGTCCATGACGTACCGATATATTCACCGAAGTCTGGCGTTTGATATTTACCATTTGTACACTGGCGACAATCACAATAGAGATGCATTGTGTAACTTGCGGCAATAGCCATATCAGTCTCCTTTGATGCCAATGTTTACAGCCTGGCAAGCCTCTTTGAGCACCCAGTCAACCGCGTCTTTCCATGCTCCGGTTTCGACTGGCGGATTCTCACGCTTAACCTGTTCATAAAAGCGCACGGCTTTAACCAGTCCTTCCGGTACTACTGGTGATGGCTGTTTAGCTTCTAAATCAGCAATTCTGTCAACCACGGCATCTACGGCATCTGAAAAGCCGAACCAGTTACTCCACTCCGGCCTATCCCCGGTTGCTGCAAAGTACATATCAGCTAAAGCAGACTCAGCATGGTCACGCTCGTTAATGAGTTGCTCTTCGCTTTTCTCCAGTTCAGCAATACGCTTACTTCCATCCGAGAGAACACCTTCGTAATACTCGCGCTGCTCGTTGAGTTTTGATTTTGTCTCCTCAAGCTCAACTCTCAGCTTCCCAACCGTAAGAGCAATATCCTCGTTCTCCTGGTCGCGGCGTTTTATGTATTGCTGGTTTCTTTCCCGTTCATCCAGTAGTGCCAGCACGGTTTCTGGTCCGGCCAGAAATTTGAAGGCGTTGAGCGCATCAATATCCACACCGTAATCTTTAAGTTCCTGTTCGCTTATCAGATCATCATCAACTGGCAACATTAACAGGCGTTCCATTGCCGGAATTGCACGTTCTGCCGCCTCACGCAGTGCCTGATAGTTAATTTTGGTCATATCACATCACCCTGAAGCCGTTGCATTTACGTAAAAAATCGCAGATATAGCCCTTCATTTTTTCGTGCCAATCTCGATCATTCCCATTGCACCAACCATCAGGTGGAGTCCAGTTTTCTATCAGAGCAGCCATTTTCTTTGCTTTCGCCGGAGTAGCTGTTGCGGTATCGCAGTAATGACGAGTGTCAACCAACGTATCCATACCATCGATATCAAGTACGCAAAACCATGTGTGATTCGGCATTTCAACAGATGGTATTTGTTGCCCGCGTCGACGTTTATCAATAAGACATACAGTCACTGGTTGCCTCCTTTGCGAAGCTGGGCAGCAAAGTCAACTAACCACTCAGTCATTTCAACCTTCCCTACCAGGTCTGAACCAGGGTGCATACAGCAATCACTCTGCGCCGCTTTGAAATCCTTATACTCATATTCTTGGGCCACCAGATTTTTTGCAGCTTCTATAGCAGCATCCACCCCCTGCGCCCGAACTTCAGCCAGGAAAGCATCAGTGGTTGGCGTTTCAGGTATCTGTCTCCTCATCCGTTCTATTGCATGATTGAACCCGAAGTCTTCCGCGAGAGATACGTCATCCATATTGTCATTGTCATCCTCAATATCCCGTGATTCTGGAATTGCAGACTTTATTCCCGCATTCTCCGCTGCCAGCGCCGCGCACTTGGCTTCAAGAGCGGCAACCACTTCCTGATGGTCTTTGTACTTAACGTATGAGCCGGAGATGTCATCACCTTCGGTGTTTAGCCATGCGTCATTGCAATTCACTGCGTAGGTTCTGATGCTGATGCTCTCCCGCCCCTGACAGACGCCAGGCCAGTCAATAAAGTATCCGCAATGCCTACCCTCAGACGTGCGCGCAGGATAAATGCCGTTATGACCCGGCAAAATATATGCTACCCATTCATCTTGCGTTGCCTGCTCCGCTGCCTCGCGCAACTCCTGATAGTTAGTTTCACTCACTATCTGCTCCTTCCGCTTTCTCTGCTTTATTCGCCATGATTTCCAGCTTTTGTGCTGCTGATGCCGCTAACATTTGAAATTCTTCATCTGTTTCAACTGGAATTGGTACAAACCTGACTCCAATTTGAGCAAGGCTATGCGCCATCTCTAGACTTGCTCTTAACTCTGCTGGTGAGGCTTTATTCATTTGGCTTCCTCCTTCCGATACATCATGATTACCAGGCCTCCCTTTGTAGTAATGCGGATGGTGCTGCCTGGCTCCATGCTCATGCCTTTATCCCAATCAGTTATTAAACGTGATTACTCCGCGCTCGATGGCGAAGTCAAAAAGCTGGTTAGCGGCTACGTAAAGGCGTATGCCATGTGCTTTTTCCCATGCCCGGACATCGTTTTCTGCGCTTCTGGCGCAGTCATCGCAAAGAGGAACAGCCCAGCGGTCGTGTTCGTTTAACGAGCGGGCGCGGTACATGAACGGGTGGTTAACTTTGCCACCGCATCCGATGCACGGACGAGAAACCACAAACCGGAGATAAGCCGGGCTTTTACCGAGGACCGCTTTTGGTCGGCGCATATAAAGCAGGCCGGAATCCTCATCTACAGACAGGTTGACGATCTGCTCTGCGGTTATGTCCACCAGCTCGCGGGTACTGTGCTCCCAGGTGATATCTGATTCTTTCAGCGTACCGGTAGGGATTTCAGTTTTTGGCTGACAAAATGCAATGCGACCGGCTTCATCTGGTAGCTCATCTTTCAGATTCCGGCGAATGGCCCAAAAAGTGAGTTCAACCATGCTCAGATCGCGATCTGGCGGAAGTTTTAACTCGCTGGCAGCCCAGTTCATAATCCAGTTGGCGCGATTCAGTGACAGTTGGTCTTCCAGCTTGCCGTATCCCTTCATCATGTATTCCGCATCATGCTTCCAGCACAGGCGAACGGCAGAACCGTTATAGAAATGGGTGGTTAGCTGGTGGCTGCAATCGCGCTTATCATGCGCCTGGCAATCGTGAATGTTGGTGCTAACCCAGTGAACGAGAGAATCCTCACCACCTAACGCGTTAAATACGCGCTCACTTTGAAAAAAGGGTGCCAGTGACTGGTTGGTAACCAGTGAATAATTCAGGTCAACGACACCATCAGGGGTGTTTTCAGCCTGTTCACGCGGCAATGGGGATATAAGAAAACGACGTCCTGCGCCGATGTAATTGCTGGTGGGCTTATCTACAGGAAAGACAGCCACACCAGTTTCATTTACGACATATGGGGTGATTATTGCACTCATAATGCATACCGACTCTGTTTTGTTCCGAGCGGTAAAATAATATGTTAGAAAACTAAAATCAATGTTCTAACGTAATTTTGAGTGCGTAAATGATTTGATCAGACTTTAAGCTGCCCTCCCTTCACCTGCATTAGCGTCAGATTTCCGCAAAAAACCGCACCCGTGTCTATGTAGTGCTGATTCCAGTATGCTTTTGGTCTTCGTACCGGTGTGTGCCCAAAGATAAAGCGATCTGCGCCTGTGATTTCTCCACCAATGCCATCTATCGAATCACCGACGCGACTGCGCGACCAGACAACATCAAAAAGCGACACATCCTTACCGAACTGGTACTCTCCACCTGGATAGTCGGCATGGGCTATAACGATAGTTTCATGCCCGGTGTTCAACTCAATGATATAGGGCAGACGTCTTACCAACTCCACCAGCGCCCTGGCTAATATTTCCTGATCAGCGTCCAGCATGAAGAACCATTGTCCGCCATTCATTAGCCAGTTATTCACGTTGCCATCAGGACTTAACGCATCGATCATTAATCGCTCGTGGTTTCCCATAACTGACCGAAACCAGGGCATCTGCAATAGCTCCAGGCATTCAACATTTTCGGTGCCGCGATCGATAAGGTCGCCAACCGATATCAGTAAATCCTGCGCCGGGTCAAAATCCACACGATGGAGTTCGGACATCAGTCTGGTGTAGCAACCATGCAGATCACCAACAACCCATATGTTTCTGTAGCCAGAACCATCAATACGGCTATATAAATTCACTTCATGCATAGCCTGGATCATGCGGCAACCTTCTCCCGCAGCCAGATACAAACTGGACCATCTTCAGTGTCATGGATAGAGCCAACAAACCAGCCTTCACCCTCTGGTCGCTCCGGTTCCCAGGCGGCAATATCGGGTCCAGCTGCGTCCAGATCAAAATCATCTTCATCCATACTGCGAATAGTCCACTGAAGATTATTTTCCTTCATCCAGGCGTCAAATTCCTCAGTGGAAATATATTCACGACCTGCGCAAAACTTCTCATACTCCGGATGTGTCCAGCAGCCATATTCATCACGTTCTACCGGCATTTCTTTAATGATGCTCACTCTTCATCCTCCAAGTCGGCAACGGCCTCCATCACATCAGAACCGCGAATAACCTCAAAAGCACGGCAGGCCATTTCAAACACCTGTTGTTCTTGCGGATGCGGTGACTCCCAATACTTAAAACCAGGTCGATGCTCGTAACCCATCATGGAATAAAAATCGCCAGCAAGTTCAATCGCGGCATCAACAAGTTCGCGATTTGTCATCGTCTGTTCTGTCATTTGGTTTTCTCCTGTCTGAACATCACTATCATCAGGTCGCCTTTTGTCGCTATTCTGGCTGTTGTGCCTGGTTCAATGCGGCTAAGCTCAAATGCGTCATAGAACGCTTCTAATGCCTTCTGGCGTAGTTCCTGTTTGCGCCGTTTTTTCCACTCTTTTAGGAAAATGGAACCCAGCCATCGCCAGGTACGGGACATGATGTAAAGCCAACCGAAAAGTGCCAGACCGGTATTTAGGGCCGTATCGATTGTTATCGTGGTGTCGATATTCACTGTGGTGGCTCCTGCTTTTCTGCCTTCAATACCATGCGAGAACCATCATCCAGCTCCCAATTAATTTCACCGCCTTCTGCCATGACAAGATGCCAAACGAGTTGTGCGGCCTCGTTGGTTACATCGCGACCGCGATCATTGCCGACACGACGTTTTGTTCCATCCCCTAAGTCACGCATTTTTGCCAACACGATGGTTTTTGATAGCGGTGAAAAACCAAGCTGTAGTCGTGCTGAATTGCTCACTGTTTCCCTCCCTTGCGAAGCTGGGCGGCTAACTCGTCACATATGTGCGTCAAGGAGCAAAGTTTGATTGATGGATGTTCGCGCATCATCTCAACCCCCTGCGCCCGTACTTCAGCTAGGAAAGCGTCGGTGGCTGGCATATTTCCTGTTGCCTTCATGGCCTCCAAAATAACCAGAACGCCATCTCTCCCAACCTCCTCACAGATAACCTCAGTGTTGTCGCCAACAACATCGCAGAATGCCTGAACTGCTTTACGAGCCAGCTCATTCTCCGCCACCAGCGCCGCGCGATTACCCTCCAGCTCTGCAATGCGCTGTTTTGCGGTATCAAGTTCAATCGATAATTTTTCCAACTGCTCTTTATGCTTCTTATATTCCTGATATGCGTGCCAGGACTGACCTTTGCGCACACTATCAGTAATATCAGTAATCTGTTCTGGTGTTAGCGTAGTCAGTGGCTGTGCTGGGAAAATCAGCACTTTCCCGGAATCCCAATCAAAACCAGCGTGAATTGACTGAACCTCAACTGAGGGTGTTGAACCAATGCTGCCAGGCGAATGAACAACGATCGTTACATCCATATCGCGACGATGGCTGTGGTTGTTGGACAAAATACGATTCACCAACTCAGAAAATTTGGAGAATTTCATGCGGAGCCTCAATATGCAAAATAGACCGTTGCCACGCCGTTATAGTGATCAAACGATACGGCGTTTACTTCATAGCTGGCAGGGAGCTTCGAGCCGAGAACATATCCGGGCCACGTTTTCCATGGAATTTCTCTGCTCTCACTATCCCCATATACCGTACATCCAAGTGAACCTACAGCCTCGTCAGAACGTTTGCCGCATGTTATGAAACCTATATTTTTCTTGCCGGTCTTAATGGCGATTGGGTGAACACTGGCTGATGCATTGGCAGCACGCTGTGACTGTTGGTTTGCGATATTCGCAGAGTTCGCAGCAGCTACAGCAGCCGTGGTCGCGGCGGTAGATGCCACAATAACTGCTGAAGCCTGCGCCTGTTGGGTAATGGTCAGCAATGCCGCCACAAAAATCATCTTCTTCACTTGTCAGCTCCTTTGCGAATCTGTTCCGCCCATTCTTCAAGGGATTTCTCCGCATATTCACCGGACAGGCCATCAATCGGGTGCGGTTCATTAGCCAACTCTTCTTTCGCTGACAGAATCATGCGCGTAACGTCGAAAACTTCACGTAAAGACTTATTGATAAATCCGTGGTTGAAAGCAGCAGCAAGACGGCTGGCGGTATAGTTAATCCCCTCGTTGCGTGCTTCCGAACGAATTTCAGCAAGGCATTTGCGAAACTCGGAAACGTACTGTTCGACGCTCATTCCCCAGCTAAGTGGACATTCATTGAATGTTTCGCCTTCGTGCTCTTCATCAGGTAGCTCTTTGGTAAAGAACTCACGTTCAATGGCGTGGAGTGTGTCAGCAAAACGACGTAAGTTACTCAAACCTGTCGTAATGGAGAATTCAGGAGCATCACATCCGACGCCCATCTGCTGATAAACGGCGGTTTTGAAGGCCTTAAGCCCCGCATTCTCCGCCGCCAGCGCAGCACACGCTTTCTCAAGTCGGGAAATTTCCGTTACATACTCAGCGTTACGCTCTGCCAGTTGTGCGGGCGTTAAACCTTCAGACTTCATACACTCTCCTTTCGAAATAAACGTACTGATTAATCATGCCCAGGGGCATTTCGAGTTTTTCCGCGATCTCACGGCGGGGAACACCACACTGATGAAGCTGCCGTGCCAGTTCTATATCGCTCTGCCGGTATTTGGCTGACGGATGAAAGTCTCCTTTCAGAATCATGCTGATCCCCAACTCCCGCGCTTTAGTCCTGACGGCATCACCGGTACGACCGATCAGCTTCCCAATACTCTCGACCGTCATAGTTCCGGCGCACTGGCGGAGTATCATGATTTCTGCCCTTCCCCATCCCCGCCAGCTCACGCAGAACTCCTTCTAACCAAAAGAACGCCATCTTCAGAAACAACGTTGCAGGACTTCAGGTAATTCATTGCCTCTTTCGGTAATGGATTCTTTGGATCGGCGTTTGCCAGGGATTTCGATAACCTCATGATAAATTTGATCATTACCTTCTGGCGGAGCTTGTGCTCATGAGATAAAGAAAGGTAATAGGAAATGGTATGGGCTAAACGCTCACGAAGCTGTTCTGTGCCGTGATATACAGCAGCGATATCACGCAGTGCATTGACCAGTTCCCGGTAAATATGCAGAGCAACCTGGCATTCAATGTTGGTTGGTGACTCATAAATTACAGTCAGCCCCAGCTTTTCAGCCAGCGCGTGCTCTGCACGAGCACCAATCGATTCCTCCCATCGATTGAGCAAGTAGATCGCATCAGCAGAACGCACCATTGCCAGGCAAATATCCATGTATTCACTCTGACAAAGGCCACCAGGTAACACAGCTGGATTCAGAACGATATGCCCTTCAGCCATCAGCTCACTCGCTTTCGTATTAAACGCCGCACGGTTGTAATCTGGATAACCAGTCATCGGCCCCGCGATGTAAATTTTCAAAACACGTTTCACCATCAAAATTTCCCCAAAATCGTGACGCAAAACATCAGCACGGCAAAAAGCTCAATACCAAGTTCAAGTAGCGCCAACGCCCCGAAAAACAGCACATAGAACAGGCCAATCTCATTCACAGATGGCTGGTGGATCGCACTTAAAGCTATAAGCATCATGTCCTCCAAACATTTATCAGTGATGATATTAATGTTTTGTGTTAGAAAATCAATTTTGAATATCTAACTATTTTGATCAATCATAGAAAAATCGTTGAAAAGTAAGAGACTGCCATCATGCAGAAACAGAGTTATTGGGAGAAACAGAGACAAAAAGCCATGCAAAAATTGGCTGACCCGGCCTGGCGAGAGGAACAAAGGGCAAAGCGCCTTCAACAAGCTCAACGCCAGCAGCAGCGAGCGAGAGAAAAGGCCGCATCGCCTGAATATCGGCAAAAGAAAAATGAAAAAGCAAAGCAATATGAACAGCGGAGAAAAGATAAAGCTGTATCCGCTCCGCCCAAAAAAACACGCACGTCACGCGGCCTGAAAGGCAGATCACTCACAGCCGATGAACGCCGGATACAGACCGCTATCGGTACTCTCCCCTGCATTGCCTGCCATATTCACGGGCAACATAGCCCAGTGGTATCCCTGCACCATATCTTCGGGAGAACGGCAGAGAACGCGCATAAATATGTCCTCCCTTTGTGTAAATGGCACCACCAGTACGCAGCGCCAGCCGAGGTCCGAGAACAATATCCCTGGCTGGTCCCTGTTCATGCTGACGGAAAAATAGGCGGAAAAGCAGATTTCATGCGGCACAATGCCGATGAAATGACGTTGTATCAGATGGCGATTGAATTGATAAATTAGTTTTCTAACATTTTAAGTTGAATTGTAAATTTCTCCGATGTACATTCACTACCGATTGGCACACCGGTCAACTTTTTGAGACAAACTGTTTAGTTTTTCGTATTATTGCCGCCGCTATACCTATGGCGGTGCAATATAGGTGGCTGAAAAGCCCCCGTTGACTCACGGTGTTCCAGCCTTTATTGCGCCGCCACCAGACCGTGGAACAGTCGATGGCGGCTCCGAAAGCAAGGAGTCACTACACTATGAACAGCTACTGTCTTTTCCCATCACTCGTTGTCCGCCACTCACGCGATAATCTGCATTCTTTACTCGCGCTGGGGGTGTCAAAATGACCGTTCGCTACCTCAACTTTCAAATCCAGAACATCACTGGCGGTTGCTATGACTGGTTTGTCACTCTCGGAAAAGAAGTGATCACCGGGAAGCTGGATGAAGTGAAAGCTAAAGCAATGGCCTACGCCTGCAAGCAAGCCCGGAAGAAATCCGCCAAAGCATAAAATACTGACTGTTGCGCCATGGCATTATCGTGGGGTATATTTCTACGGCACCTTAGAAAAACGGGTGCCGGGATTGGAACCCCGGATAATGTCAAAGGCGACACAGACGCCGAAAGCGTCTTTTTTTGTGTCATGCCATCGCACAGCCATACGTAGCGTTTAGCTCAGAGATCAATGGTAGTGCTGGCTGGGCTGCCGAAAGGCAGGCCGGTTCCCTTTGACGCCGGTAGTTCCAACCCAGTCAGTGCTACCGCCATTGAGATTGGAACCTCACGCGGTAGCTCCTTAACTTAGTCAAAGGAGGCTGCCAATATGGCTACTATCCCTACCCCAACTCATTCTGAATTTATCTGGCGTTTCTATTCCTGCCAAAAACACCTGTATATCTGCGTCATGGCTGCTACCGAAGCAGAAGCTCGTTCATACCTTCCTGAAGAACCCTGCATTTTTGCCGCACGCTTCACTCTTGATGCGATGGAGATCCTAAATTACTGGAATCTGCCAATGAACTGCGTGGAGGTGCACTGATGAATCTGTCCATCTCTCAAAAAGCGACAATGACCAGTATTGAGATCGCGGAACTGGTAGGTAAGCGTCATGATAATGTGAAGCGTACCATTGAAGTATTAACTAAAGGTGGTGTCATTCAATTTCCTCAAATTGAGGAAATTGAAAATAAACAATCAGTTGGCCCTCGTCGATTTTCCAAGGCTTACATATTTGAAGGCGAACAAGGAAAACGAGACAGCATCATTGTCGTCGCGCAGCTCTCTCCGGAATTCACCGCCCGGCTGGTGGACCGCTGGCGCGAACTGGAGAATGCCCGGGTACAGTTAAAATCAAAAGCCGAAATCCTGGCTGAAATGGCGCAAATGCATCTTGAGCATGAACGCCGGATCAACGCCGTAAATGCCC